ACCTTCTATGGTGAGAAGCGTTTGTGCTCGAGCGTTGTCGACCCGTTCAGCATCATCCGTTACCGTTCTACCGCAACGGGTGCGTAATTAAGCGAGGGGGGCGCAAGCCCCTCTCTCTTCAACGAGAGGAAATGATATGACCGCAGAAAAGAAAATTTTGGAAGGCATCAAACAGTCACTACTCACAGGTGAGCGTGTGACGATTGACCTGCGTGAGGCTTCGACCCTTACGGGTTCAGGTCTGGATGTCGGCGGTCGTACTCACTTCGATGATGTCTTTGCCCGTGCCCGTCTTGCAAACCCTTTGCGTATGGGCGCACGAATTATCAAGGCTCCCGATATGTCGGCAGTGGCTTTTGTTGCCAAGACAGGTAACGCCACCAACTCGACAAATCCGTGGGGCTACACTTTCACCCCGAACTCTGGCAGTCCAAACGTGGCTACCACTTTCTGGCAATTGCCCACCCGAGTGGTGACGGCTCAGTTGCCTGTTCGTATTGCTGCCCTTGATGACATCAACGGGCTAGAGGCTGGCTTGCTTGAAGACCTTGCGATGGAATTTGCCCAAGTTGAAGGTGCATCCATGGCAACAAACAATGACCAATCTGGAAGCAGCACCACCATTACGGGTGCAACAGAAGGCTTGCGTGGCTTGGATATGTACCTGTCGGGAGCCGCATCTGCATACGGCACCAGCGGTCCTGCTATGACCAACGGCATCCACACTGTCGCTACTGTGTCGCTAGGCGGCACCACTGTGACATACAACAAAATCGTGGACATTGCGAACACCTTGCCTGCTCAGTATTGGGCACGGGGCAATGTTGCATGGCACATGACTCCCGCCATGATTCAAACATTGCGCCAGTTGAAAGACAGCAACAACTTGCCATTGTTCTTGGAATTGGGTGAACCCGGAGAGGGCGGCGCTGTCGGCTCTATTTTTGGCTGGCCTGTGATTCCCAATTCTTACCTGTCCAGCACCTTCCCCATCTATCTCGCTTGCTGGGAATGCTTCCTGACGATTGCAGATGTGGAAGAAATGACTTGCCAGATGATGGAGGAAACTGCACCCGGATTCGTGACCATGTACTGTGAGAAACGACTCGTTTCTACTGTCCGTGACCCGTTTGCTGGTGTTCGTGCATCTGCCGCTTAAGAGGTAAGCCATGCCCGTAGAAAACATGACTCTTGCCCCGTTCTATGCGGGGAATCGCAATCCGTTCAATTACGCAAAGATTGAGCAGGTGAGCAGAGACTTGGCTACCGCATGGCTGACTCTGGATGAGATTACCCAACAACTCAACCTGTTCCAAGATGAGAGCCAAGACCCGTACCTAGAGTCCATTGAACTCGCCACTCGGATGGCGATAGAGGACTACTTGGGCATGGCAATTTTCCCGACAACATGGCGCACCTACTACGCCAACTTGGGTGTCTACAACACTCAGTGGTTCTTGGACTTGCCAGAAGTTGGTCTTGGTGCAACTGGTGTGACCATCAACAAAGTGGAGGTCTACACTACCTCCAACACTGTGCCAGTGACTTTGGCAACCAACTCGTATTCGTATGACCCAACGGGCAACCGAGTGATTCTGAATGAGTTGCCAAACAACCTGAACCAGAACATCGTCAACCCGATTGTGGTGACCTACACACAGAACACCAGCATCATTGCTCAGTATCCCGTCATCAAGCAAGCGGGGCTGATGCTCTTGACCCACATCTACAACAACCGCTCCAACACTACAGACGTAAATCTGAAAGAGATTCCTTTTGGTGTGGCGCAGTTGCTTCGCCCATACAAGCCACTGGTGATGTGAGATGCCGATAGTCCGCTACGAAAACCTCACTGTGAACACCGTTACCAACGGAGTCAATACGTTGGGGGAGCAGACTACGGCTATCACCAAGTGGTTTGAGACACGGGGCTTGGTGCATGATGTCGCAAACAGCCTGCGCATTTCTGAGCGGTATCGGGCGTACACCGACATGGTGACCATCACCCTGAACTACACCCCGAATGTGAAGCAGATGGTGGATAACCAAGAGGTCTACTCCATCACATGGCGTGACCGACAGTGGCGTATCACGGATGTTCGAGAATCGAATGACCGTCAGAAAGCCACCTTCATGTGCTATCGCAATGACCCTGTGGTGCCCGTATGAGTACCCAACAGAATCCAGTTCTCTACGCAGAGGCTATTCAGGCGCAACTGGCGACTACAGTTGCCCCTGTCCCTGTGTATGCAAACTTCAACCGTAATTTTGCGACCCAACCGAAATTCCTCACTTGGCAACTGAGGAACGTGCACCAGCCTGTCTACACTGGACAGAACAAAGACATCAAAGGCATCGACAGACCCGTTTTTCAGGTGTCTATCTTTGCTCAGTCCATGTCGGATGCTTTCGGTATTTCCAACACTATATTACAATCTCTCCACGGATATGCTGGACAGTTTGGTGGTGTGTCTGGGTTGTATGTGTCGAAGGTAGATATAGACTGGCTCTACAACACCTACGACAATGAACTCGGGCTAAACCAAATCATTCTGGACTGCACCTTGGATGTCCCGACATAAGACACGATTGACCAACTCATTTTTGAAAGGAACGAAAAATGGCACTAATCAACAAAGTCATGCCGGGTTACTCCGCAACCCTGTGGTGTCAGGATGACGCAACCCCTACCGCTTTGACCGATGCACAACTGTCCACTTGGACAGCGCAGGTCGGCTCCATCATTGGCACTTCTGCTGGCGGCACTGGCACCCCGACTACTGGTCTGCAAATTCCAGTAGAGGCAATCCCCGCTTTCGGTGCTGACGATGCGTTTGCCGCTTACTCGCTGGCAGGTGCTCGCACTGGTCAGAAAATCACCACGCAGAACCAAGTCACCTCCATGACTATCACTGCGGCATGGAACCCTGCTGACGCTTCTCTGTTGCTCATTCGTGCAGACGGCTACAACGGCACGATTGTTCGCACCTATGTGGTTGCAGTCTATGACGGCACCAACACTGTTGCGTATGCGTTCAACGCCCGTGTCGGCGGTATGCAGTGGGATATGTCTCCTGCCGCAGAAGGCAAGTTCATCTTCACACTCCACCCAGTAGGCGGCAACTCCTACGGCTGGTCTACCAACACTTAACGGGAGCCCCTTCGGGGGCTTTTCTATACGATGACGACAATACAAAACAGCAACGACCTGCTTTCCTACCTAGTGACCCTCGCTCAGACGGGTCAGAAGAATTGGTTTGGCTTCCCGCAACAACGCATTGCGGGAATTCACCTCGCCTACGAAATCGCCAAGATTCATGCCGACAAGATGTCGCCTGAAGAAGTGGTTGACTATGTGGTGCGGCTCAACAACGCCATCTTCTCAAAGGTCTTGAAAGGAAACGCAGAATGACTCTCAGCAAAAAACTCAATCGAAACCTCGCACAAGTTGCTGAGGAAATCAACATCCGCAAAGTCAGCATTGACCTTGGTGAAGTCAAGTTTGACGTTCGGGTTCGTGTCCCTCTGAAGAAGCAGATGGAAGAACTCAATGCACGGGTTTTGTCCCCTGCTCAAGAGATGGTAGATGCCATCTATGAGAGCCTGTCTGCACCCATGCGTGCAACTCTCCAAGAAGGTGGTGAGGAGTTTCTCAAGGCACTCAACGACCGCAAGCAGACCATTGTGGTGACCGACAATGACCTCATCATTGATGGCACATCCATTCGTCAGATTGCTCAACTGCAAGCCATGGAGCAGTCCAAGGTGGAGGAGTATTTCCGCTTGCTGGTGTCTGAGACAGGAGAACCAGTAAACGAAACTTATGACCAAATCACCGCTGAGTTCCCTGAGTTTGTGGTGAAAGAAATTGTGAGTGCAATTCAGGGGGCGATTGCTCCTGACTACAAGACAACAAAAAAAAACTGAGGAGAAGTCTTCGTAGGCAAGTGACCGCCGCCTTGATTTTCAATGGACATACGGAGAAATCAGTTAGCGAAATAAATGAGGAAATTTTTACGGAGATACAGGTTATGTACGCAGATGGGATGCTTGGCAACAGAGCCGTCTTTGACGCTGTAGCCCCTCTGACGGCTGGAGTTTTCAACTACATCCGTCCCGAAGGCACTCCCGCATACAAGCCTGACCAAATCTTCCCGTGGATTAACCTCTACTGGCAAAACCCCGACAACGAGCCAGCACAAGATGAGCAGGTGAGCAACTCCCTGCTGGGCTACATCAGTCAGGCGAAGGGCTTTTCATTGGAAAGGTTCAAGCGATGACTGCCGTATTCAAAATGGAAGGCTTTGACGAACTCATCAAGAAGATGGATGAGTTGGGTCAGGAAATCGGTAAAGCCAAAACAGACCGCATTTGGCGCAAAGCAATGGCGTATGCCATGGAGCCAGTGCTTGAGGATGCCAAAGCGTTTGCCCCGAAAGACACAGGGGAGATGGCAAACCGCATCTACATGAAGGTGCACCGCCCAATGGCTCGGGACAAGCAGGGCAGGATGTACGCTGGTGAGTCGTACATGGCACGGGTCACTGCAAGCCCTATCCGTTCGGATTCGGTGCTCAATTACACAGTCAACAGCAAGGGCAAATTGCGAGCGACATGGGCGAACAAATCACCCGCCCCTGTTTCGCAAGAGTTTGGCAACGCCAATCATGCTGCCAAGCCATTCATTCGCCCTGCTTTACAAGTTAACCTGACCAACGTCCAATCAAGGCTTGGATGGTCAGTGTGGGCGGCTATTCAAGAAATCGCCGCAAAAGGGAAAGGCTAAGTCATGGCAGTCATTGGTTCACTCAGCGTAAAACTCGGGCTGGTCACAGTCGAGTGGGATAAGGCTACTGCCAAAGCAAAGCAGGAAGCCAAAGACCTCCAGTCAGCGTTCAAGAATCTTGGCGTTGACATGACCAACTTAAAGCAGTTGTTCGCCAACCTTGGCGGGGCGGCGGGGCTGAGTGTTGCTGGAATCACGGCGATGGGTGCTGCCATTCTGGACATGGCAGGGAAGATGCAAGACCTTGCTGATGCCACAGGGGTTACCAACGGCAAGATTCTTCAATTCCAAAATGCCTTGATGCTTGCAGGGGGCAAGGCAGAAGATGCTCAGACCATCATTGGAACTCTGTTCACCAAGATTTCTGCGGCACAAGATGGCAATGACACTGCCATCGCTCAGTTTGAACAACTCGGCATCTCTTTTGCAGAACTCAAAAAGATGTCGCCTGATGACGCTTTGAAGCGTGTCTACGATGGGCTTTCCAACATCGGCAACTCGTATGAGAAGGTCAAGAACATCAAGGAACTGCTGGGCAAAGCAGGGCTTGGCAAATCGGTAGATGACATTGCGGCGGCTTTGGGGAAGTCAACCAAAGAGTTTGACCGTCAGGCAGATGCGTTGAAAAAGTGGGATGCGATGGGAGATGCCCTGACCGCAACCATGTTCAATCTGAAAGTGGCAATCGCAGAAATGCTTGCCCCATTCACTACTGCCAAAGTTGCCACAGTTGACCAGTTCAAGTCCGCATTCATTGCCATCGGTTCGGCTTTAGTAGTCGGACAGATTATGAATCTGGTGGCAGCGTTTAAGGCTCTCAATACGGCTTTGAAAGGCACGGCGGCATTGAGTGCAGCCATCGGTGCATTGAAAGGCGGCAAAGGGTTGGCAATGGGTGCTGCGGCGCTTGCAGCCTACACCGGAGCAATGGCTGTTTATGGCAACGATGAGGAAGAAGCAGGGGCTGCTGCACCTCCTTCTGACCAAGGGGCATCGGCAGAAGGCAAGCCTGATGGCAAGCAAGGCGGCAACCAAGCCGCTCAGATGCGTGAGCGCCTTGCACTGCTCAAACAGCAAACGCAATTTGACGAAAAGCGCCTACTGCTCCAACAAGAGGCAATTGGTGGCAGTGAGTTGTTGACTCGGCTTGCAGAAAATCTTTTGCAGAAGCAGCAAGAACTGGCTCAGGCGCAAACAGAGCGCAACCAAGCCCTTGCCAAAGAGAACCTGACTTCTGAACAGCAGGGGTTGATAGAGGCAGAGTATGCCCAAAAAGTTGCTCGGGCAAATAAGTTGCACGACGCCCGTGCCGACTTGATTAACCTTCAAAGCATGTACGCTGGAAGGCTTGCAATTCTGGAAACCGACCAACTGGAGGTGCGTCTTAATCTTCAGAAAAACATTCTTGCTTTCGAAGAAGAAAGTTACCGAGTTGGACAGGGTGAAGTTCAGCGTCAACGCGCTCAATTTGAGATGGAACAAAAACTGCTCCAACTTCGACAAGAGCGTGAGCGGTTGGACATTGAAAACAGAACAGAGGATGCACGGAAGGGGCGGGTATACAAAGAGCGCATTTCACAAATTGCCAAACTGGAACAAGCCGCCCGTGACGAATACACGGTGAGGACAAACATTGCCGCCCGTGAAGAACAGATACGGATGAAACTCATCCAGAACGAGTTTGAGGGCTTACGCAAACGCAATGCCCTTATTCTGGATGGCATGACCTTGCAGAACAGGGCACGCTATCTCAATGAGTTTGAGTTGCGAAGGGCACAAGAAGAACTGTCATTGCAAGAACAACTGCTAGGCATTGAACAGCAGAAGCAAAACTTGCGAGATAGCGGCAGGTCAAAAACACCAGAAGGCGAAGCCGAAATGAGTCGGCTCACTTTGCTAGAAATTCAGGCTCGGCGCGAAGCAGACATCCGGAAAGAAGGAATTAAGTTAGACGAAAAAGAAGCAATGTCGTGGTCGGGTGGCTGGGAAAAAGCCATGCGTGAGTTTGCTCAAAACGCACAACGGTACGGCGATGTCGCCAAGACCATGTTCGATTCTGTGGTGGGCAACATGAACTCCGCAATCGACAACTTTGTCCGCACAGGCAAGTTTTCATTCAAAGACTTTGCTAAGTCAATCATCCAAGACTTGATTGCCATCCAACTCAAGGCACAGGCAGCATTCCTGCTGACCAAAGCATTGGGATACCTTGGCTTTAGCGGAGGTGGTGGCGTGACTGCAAAAGCAGGTGGCGGTGCTGTGTCCTCTGGCATCCCGTACATGGTTGGTGAGAACGGACCTGAGTTGTTCGTTCCACAGTCAGGTGGGGCGATTGTGCCAACTCAGCGACTCGGTGAGGGTGGCAGTATGGGTGGTCAGACCATCAACTACAACGGACCCTATATCGCCAACATGAGCGCAATCGACACACAGTCAGGCGCACAATTCTTGGCACGCAACAAGCAAGCAGTGTGGTCAGCAAATCAGTCTGCCAGCCGCTCTGCACCAGTGAGCAGGTGAGGCTATGAATCTAAACACAATTCTTTCGGTAAGTGAGAGCGTGGAAATCAATGACCACCGCTTGATTGGTCAGTCATTGAGCCGCAACCAGCGAATCACCACCAGCGAAATCCTGACGGTTGTGCCGTTTGAGTTCACTCTCAACCCGATGAAGTATTTGCTCTATTCGCAGAACAGGGTCTTGCTGAGTGCCTTGCGAGTGGCTGACCGAAACACTATGCAGTTCCTCAACTTCTCCAGCACAGGCTGGCAGGGTTATGTTCGCTACCAAGGGGACATGACGGGAGTGCAAGTTGCAGCATGCGTCTGGACAACTGCCTCGTCAGGACAAACTCTTGTGCTGGGCAACTTGCCGTCAATCAGTTCCACTGCTTTCATTGTCAGGACAGGTGACTTCTGTCAGGTGGGGCAGTATGCCTACATTGCCACAGCGGACGTTCAACGGGGCACGGGCACCACAGTGTCTATCCCTGTCCATCGAACCCTGCTCAACTCACTGGGGACAACCATTGCCGCAGTCATTGGTCAATTCGGCACAACGGTGGCGATGGGCGGCACACAGTACACGGGAGTTACCTTCCAAGTAGTGCTGCGAGAATACCCAACCTACCAACTGGTGCCAATGGGCACTGATTCGTACATCAACTGGTCAGGCTCATTCAAAGCATTGGAGATGGTCGTATGAACAACATCCCACCAGTTCAGAACACGCAGGTCATTCGCTACGCTGACTTTGTTCGAGTCACCAGCCCTGATGGCATCTACCGCTTTGCCACGACACCAGCACCAATTACGGTTGCCGCCGTGGACACTCAGCCATTCAACGGGGTGGGGCAGCTCATTCAAGCGGGACAGGCTGTGCGGGATATCAAAAGCACCGCCAATGAGACATCGTTCACACTGGTGGGCATTGACCCCGTCATGCTCGGCTTTGTGCTTGGACAGCAAATCAAAGGCTCCAAGATTGAAGCATGGCATGGCTTCTTCAATGCGAACAACGAACTCATCACCACAGGCGGCACAGGCGGTCTCTACAAGTTTTTTACGGGTTACATCAACTCATTCGCCATCAGTGAGCAATGGATGGAGGAGGCTCGGATGTATGTGGGCATCATCACAGTCAATGCGTCATCCATCCAACTGATTTTGAAGAACCGAGTGGCTGGAAGATTCACCAACGACAACTCATGGCAGTTCTACACACCCGGAGACACTTCCATGAACCGTGTGGCGTTCATTACCACCATCAACTACCCGTTTGGTAAAACCACATGATTCGAGAAGCCAACCACTTCGACAAGCAGGGCATTGCTGACCTGATGCGGCAATTCCGTGCGGAAAGCCCTATGGATGAAGTGCTGGATATGGCTGACGAAGAAAACTTGTTTCGCTTGCTTGACCACATCTTTGCAGGGCAAGGGGTGGTGTTCTATGAAGAAGGCGTGGGGCTTTTGATGGCGGTGGTATTGCCAAGTGTCTGGACACCCAAAGTGCTGGCAATGCACGAACTGGCTTGGTATGTGGTGCCTGAAAAACGCACAGGCACCACGGGGGCACGCTTGCTCAAGGCATACGTGCAACATGGCAACAAACTGAAAGACGAAGGCAGGATTCGCTATTTCACCATCACCAAGATGGTGACTAGCCCTGACTTTAATTACGCCAAGATTGGTTTTAGGAAAGTCGATGAGAACTGGATTCAATAAAACTACGATTGCACTCATCCTGCTTTTTTGTGCCACTCCTGCTTTTGCAGTTGGCACCATCATTGCAGGAACAGTTCTTGGGCTGACGGCAGGGACAGTGGCTTATGCGGTCACTGCGTTTGCTGTCAACATGGTGGTGTCTGCTGTTGTCACCAAAGCATTCTTTACCCCAGAGCAACCTAGTGGTGGTGGATTGAGCGGCTCTGGCTCACAACCGAATCCCGGCAACCGCCAACAACTGCCGCCAGCAACCGACAACAAATTGCCCGTGGTGTACGGTCAAGCCTATGTCGGGGGCACATCGGTTGACCTAAGCATTTCCAGTGACTATCAGTACCTCTACTATGTCATTGCCATCTGTGAGGTGACCAACAATGGTGCAGACACCAACACCTTCGGCAATGTTTACTGGGGTGGCAAGCGGTGCCAGTTTAGCGGTGCATCAGTGACAGGCTTGGTGGATGAATCCACTGGAGATGTGGATACATCATGCAACGGCAAACTGGACATCTACCTCTACCGCAATGGTGTGTCGAGCGGACAGAATACCAGCCTTAACGCAGTGAGTGTCATGCAAGCATCAGGCTTGTCTTACACATGGGATAGCAACAAGAAGATGACGAATTGCTCGTTTGCAATCGTCAAGTTGAAGTATGACCAAGAGGCTGGCATCACGGGGATGCAGCAGACCCGCTTCCAAATTACCAACAGCAGGTTCCGTCCCGGTGACTGCTTCTCCGACTACTTGCAAAATGAGGTTTACGGTGCGGCTATTCCGCTTGACCAAATCGACACAGCAAGCCTGACGGCTCTTAACACCTATTGCGCTCAGAGCTACTCCTACGTCAATTCGTCAGGGGTGCCGTCAACAATGCAGAGGTTCCGCTTTGATGGTGTCGTGGACACATCTATTTCGGTCATGGACAACTTGCAAGCAATGGCTTCGTCATGTGACTGTCTCATCAAGTTCAACGAAATCACTGGCAAGTGGGGTGTGATTGTCCAGAGTCCGACCTACACCATCGCAATGGCTTTGAGTGACTCCAACGTCATCTCTGCCATCAACATTTCGCCACTGGACATTGCTGCCTCGTACAACATCATCGAATGTCGTTTCCCTGAAAGCACAGCGCAAGATGCGTTCAGCGTAGCCACCTTGGACTTGTCGGTGGTTGACCCTGCCCTTCTGTTCCCGAATGAACCCGTAAACAAAGTGGTGGTGACTTTGCCGCTGGTGAACAACAGCGCACGGGCACAACTGATTGCCAACCGCCTCGTCAAAGCAGGGCGAGAAGACTTGCAAGTCACTCTCACCATCAACTACTCAGGCATCCAACTGGAAGCAGGGGATATTGTCACCCTCACCAATGCCAACTACGGATGGGTGGCGAAAGAGTTCCGAGTCATGAAGGTGACGGAAAACTTCAATGCAGATGGCACAGTGACGGCTGACCTTATCCTGACGGAGTTCAACGCCAGCATCTACAACGATGTCTCGGTGACTGAGTTCCAGCCATCACCAAACTCCGGCATCAACTCACCAACTTACTTCGGTGCTTTGTACGCACCAGATGTGGTTGCAGGGGCGGGTGCGTATGCGGCTGTGCCTTTCCTGACTGTCACAGCAAGAGCGTCAGGGCGTGGCTTTGTGCAGTATGCAGAAATCTGGTACTCAGCCTATTCCAACCCGACAGACACTCAAATCATTTTTGCTGGCACGACATCGGTTCGCTCCACAGGTGACCCATTCCCGAACAATGCTTTTATGCCAAGTGTGACCTATACCAACATCCCAGCAGGGAACTGGTATTTCTTTACCCGAATGGTAAACAACTTGGTCAAGTCGGCATTCAGTTCTGCTAGCACCATGGTGTCTTGGAGACCCAAGACTTACCAGTTCTCAGAGCGGTATCTGTCGGTGGCGTATGCAACCAGTGCGGCAGGGGCTGGCTTTTCGCTTGACCCTCGCAACAAAACCTACTTCGGGGTTTACAACACTCCGTCAGCAAACGTCAACAACACCCCTGCTGACTACACATGGTATCTGGCAGAGCCTGAGTCATTTGGCACAGCCAACTACCTGATTTTTGCAAGCCGCACTAACCGCAAGGTATCGCTGGCAGTGGACAACGCAACCACACTTGGTATTGGTGGGGCGTTTGTGCCATCTGAGACATCGGTCTATGACCAATCGCAATGGAGTGCTTTGCAGGATGGAACCAACATCATTGACTTGGATGCTCGAACAGGTCAGGTGACTGTGGTGGGCACAACGGCAGTCAGCAGTGCTGACGGCTTGCTTGCTGTGTCGAACAACACTGACGGCACCATGGTGGTGTCTTTGGAGCGATTCCTCAACTTTGGCTCTGGTGTGTATTCCAAGACATTCACACCAGCCAGTGTGACGATTGACATCTACGGGCGTGTGGTGGGCTTCACTCAGCAGGATGCCTTCTACTTCACCAATCAAGCCAACACTGCAACAGCAGGACAGACATCGTTCACAGTCAACCACATCGTTGGACAGGTGTTGGTGTACCGCAATGGTGTTTTGCTCGACACTTCAGAGTACAGCGAAACCAGCACAACGGTGGTGATGACGGATGCCTGCGCCGTAGGTGAAGTGCTCAACTTCATCATTATGCGAGCGGTCAGCACAGATGCTTTCTATGAGCCTTTGAGCATCAATGTCGGCTCTAGCACAACCAACACTGTGACCTATACGGGCAACCCGTATCAAATCATTGAGGCTGGCAATGCGCTGACATTCACCAATACGGGCACACCGACTACCTATACGGTGCAGTCAGTCAATGCAACTACCCGAGTCATCACATTCACGACTTCTATTGCAGGGGCAACAGTTGGCAATGAAATCTACCGCTACCGTGCGGCAGGTGCATCGTATCGCCCGTATAGCCGCTACACCCTTGACCTGACTAATGCCAACTCAGTGACTCCATCTACTTTCGACATCAACAATGGATTCGAGCAGGTATACGTCAATGGCTCGCAGTTCAATGAAGTGGACTACGACTTGTCGGCAAACACTTTGGCAGGGTTTGCATCTGCGGTGACAGGCAAGATGACCATCATCATGTTCTCTCAGAACAACCTTGGCATTCCCTGCTCAAACATCACCAATACTGTGGCGTATTCCATTGCCAACAACTTCGCCTACTCTTTCTCCAGCAACCCCTTGTCCCTGTTGCTGGCGGCGAACGGCTCAATGCTGACTGCTGGTGCAGGTTATGACTTTACAGCAACCAGTACCGCCTACACACTGGCAACGGCATTCCCGAACAACGTGACACTTATCAATCAACAGACATACGCCCGTGACGGAGCGGCATAAGGAGAATCCATGACTCAAGCCTACAACCTCTCGCAACTTGCGAACAACCTTAACTCAAGCGGACAGTTGGATGCGGCTGACGGGCTGGTCAACGCTGTGCCTATTGCCAACGGTGGGACAGGTGCAACTACTGCCAGTGCTGCACGAACCAACTTGGGTGTCGCCGCTGCTGTCTTTGCAGTGCCTACTGGCGGCATCATCATGTGGAGCGGGTCAGCGGCAAGCATTCCTGCTGGATGGGTGCTTTGTGACGGCAACAACAGCACCCCAAACCTGACCAATCGTTTTGTCATCGGGGCTGGTGGAACATACTCTGTCGGCGCTTCTGGTGGCTCAAAAGATGCCATTGTTGTTTCCCACACCCATACGGCAAGCACCACCACCACCATCCCAAACCACAACCATGAGTTGCTTGGAGGCTTTGCCGCTGTTTCAGACTTTTTTGGCGGCTCTGGGAATGATTACGGAGTTGGTGTTGGCTCGGCTGTGGCTGGCTATACGACTGCATCAGCCAGCCTTTCTCCCACTTCTACCACTACGGTCAATTCAACTGGTGCCTCTGGCACGGATGCCAACTTGCCTCCGTATTACGCCCTCTGCTTTATCATGAAAACTTGATGGTAGGGGTAAGGGGTCGTATAATGAAAAAAACACTATACGACATGATTAGCGGTCTTCTGCAAGTGTGCGAAGGCTAACCAAGAAAAGGGGCTGACATGGCGGTATTCAATAAAAACACACTGACGCAGGTCAGTGGGTTCGACAATCCAATCATTGCAGGTGAGTTGGTCTACCAACAACGCACCTTCTGGAATTTGACGCTTACGGCTGACGATAACGTCACGCCCGTAAATCTCACTGGTGCCACGATTGATGCTCAAATCATTCGCCGCACTCTCTCCAATGTAAAAGACACCCGCTACGGGCTGACCTTTGACATTGGCAACTATGTTCCGACTCCTTCGCCAATTCCCCTGACTATCACCAATCGTGATAACGCAGCAGGAGAATTCACTGTGGTCATTGACGACACTTCGTGGGGACTGCTTGCTTCGGATGTAGCGCTAAACATTGACAGCGTCAATGGTGCAGGGTACTCAGGACGAATCAAAATTTCGTTCCCGCAGAACGGCTCTACCCCGCCTGAAGACAACATCATTTTCTTGCTGTTCATTGTCCGTTCCGATGCAATCGTAAAGGTGTGATATGGCAAACATCAATGTCCAAGCCGTTCCATCAAACACTTCGGTGACCGTGCAGGATGGCAACAACATCACTGCCAACATCTCCAACGGCAACAACATCAACCTCCAAGTCACGCCACAAGCGAGACAGGTTGTCAATATAAGCCGTGGAGTTGCGGGTCCACCCGGACCAAACGCCATTGGAGGCTACCCCATCAATGTCACGACACCACAACCATACGATGCGTTAATGTTTGTCAGCAATAACTGGACAAACATTCCCCAAACTGAAATCGCCGATGGCGGCAACTTTTAAGGAGAAGGAATATGGCTAATACCATACGAATCAAACGCCGTGCCAACGGCGGTGGTGCAGGTGCACCAAGCAGTTTGGCGAACGCTGAATTGGCGTTCAACGAACAAACCAACATCCTCTACTACGGCACTGGCACAGGCGGTTCAGGTGGCACTGCCACAAGCGTAATTCCAATTGCTGGCAATGGTGCTTTCGTTGACACATCTTCCAACCAGAGCATTGGTGGCACCAAGACATTCACCAGCACCATTGGTGGCTCGATTGATGGCAACGCTGCAACTGCAACCAAGTGGGCAACGGCTCGCAACCTATCTCTGACGGGTGATGGTGCGGCAACTCTGTCTTCAGTAGATGGCTCGGCAAACGTGTCTGCCGCCCTGACGCTGGCGACAGTCAATGCCAACGTGGGCACTTTCCTGAAGACCACGGTCAATGCCAAGGGCTTGGTGACTGCGGCGACTACTGCCAACATCAATGACCTGACTGTCCCAACGGCTGACTATGGTTTTGGTGGGTTCAAAATCACTGGGTTGGCTGACCCCGTCAATGCCCAAGATGCGGCAACCAAGAACTATGTGGACAGCACCGCACAGGGCTTGGATGTAAAAGCATCAGTGGTAGTTGCGACCACGGGCAACATTACTCTGTCTGGCACTCAGACCATTGACGGTGTGGCAGTGGCGGCTGGCGACCGAGTGCTGGTTAAGAACCAGACTAACCAAGCCCAGAACGGCATCTATGTGGCAAATGCCTCAACATGGGCACGCTCCACAGACATGGATGTCTGGACTGACTTTCCAAGTGCTTTCACCTTCGTAGAACAAGGCACCACTCAAGCCGACACGGGCTGGGTCTGTACCGCCAACGCTGGTGGCACTTTGGGCAGCACTGCTATCACTTGGGCACAGTTCTCTGGGGCTGGAACTTATGTCGCTGGCACAGGCTTGACCCTGACGGGCAACACTTTCAGCATTACGAATACGGCAGTCACTGCTGGTTCGTATGGCGGTGCCGCTCAAACCTTGTCGGCCACAGTCAACCAGCAGGGTCAACTGACTGCTCTGTCTGCTCAAAGCATTGCCATTGCCAACACTCAGGTGTCTGGTCTTGGAACAATGTCCACACAGGATGCCAGCAACGTGGCAATCACTGGTGGTAGTATTACAAACTTGACCACCTTTGACGGAATCACCATCGACGGCGGCACGTTCTAATCATCAATGCCCACTACATAGTGGGCAGTAAACCCGCCCTAGATAGGGCAGAAAGGGGAGCCACATGGCAAACATCATCAAGCCAAAGCGTAGCAATACGGCGGCGGCAGTGCCAACGACAGGTCAACTTACTTCTGGTGAGTTGGCTGTCAACATGGCAGACAAGAAGGTCTACATCAACAACGGCACAGCGGTGGTGCAGGTTGGTGCTGGAAACTTGTCGGGATTGGGTGATACCAACATTACCTCACCTGCCAATGGGCAGGGCTTGTCTTACAACTCAACCAGTGGCAAGTGGGTCAATTCAAACGCTGGCACAGGTGACGTAGTTGGTCCTGCTTCTGCAACGGACAATGCCATTGCTCGGTTCGATACCACCACTGGCAGGTTAATTCAAAACTCTACCGTCACCCTTGATGACAACGGTAACGCAATCAATGTCAATTCCGTAGGCTTTGACACAACTCAAGCAACTGTGCCAGCAACCGTAGGCACTATGTCTTGGGATGATGGCGATGGTGTGCCTACCACTTTGCTCAAGGGCGGCAACGTCAACTTGCAGGTTGGTACGCAAGAATACGCACGGGTTTACAACGACAGCGGCACAACCCTAACTCTAGGGCAAGCGGTTTATATTTCAGGTGCCCAAGGCAACCGTGTAGCCGTCAAGCTGGCTCGGGGTAATGTGGAAGCCACTTCTTATGGCACCATTGGTCTGGTGGCTGAAACTATTGCCAACGGGGCAGAGGGTTTCATCATTGTCTCTGGGGCTTTGTATAAGTTAAACACCACAGGCTTGACGGCTGGTGCAACTGTTTATCTATCACCGTCAACGGCTGGTGCTGTTACCTCTACCAAGCCGCAAGCCCCTGACCAATTAGTTGTTATTGGATGGATAGAGCGAGTTCATGCAACCGTAGGCTCTATCTACGTCAAGATTGACAATGGCTACGAGCTAGATGAGTTGCACGATGTTCGCATTGTGAGTCCAGCATCTGGCAATACGCTTATCTATGATGCGCCCACAGGGGTATGGAAGAACGCCAACCTTACGCAAGGCACGGGCATCACCATCACCAACGGGGCTGGAGCCATTACGGTTACCAACTCTGCCCCTGACCAGACAGTTTCATTGACTGGGGCTGGTGCAACCTCTATCTCTGGCACTTACCCTAACTTCACCATTTCCAGTGTCAACACCACATACGGTGCAGCAACCAGCACAACGCTTGGGCTGATTGAGTTGGGGTCAGACACGCAGCAAACAGTCGCCGCCAATGCAGTGAGTGCTACGGCTTCACGCACCTATGCTTTGCAGGTTAACGCCGCAGGACAAGGGGTAGTCAATGTTCCGTGGACAGACACCAACTCTGGCGGCACAGTCACCAGTGTGAGCGGAACGGGCACAGTGTCAGGCTTGACCTTGACAGGCACCGTTACTACCAGTGGGTCGTTGACACTGGGCGGCTCAATTAGTTTTCCTGTCACTTCTGTCGCAAGTAAAACGGGAGCGGTGACTCTTGTTGCAAGTGATGTCGGACTTGGAAGTGTCACGAATCTAAGTCAACCAAACTATTTCAACAATACGGGTCAACCACACAGCACAAGAACATCGTTTGATGCCACCACTCCATCGTATGACTTTGGGTGGAGATTTGTACAAGGGTCAACCAATGGTCCCAACACTGGCGGCTCTCAGTATTACTCATGGTATGTCGGACTTGGCTCTGATTATCCTGCTACTGGTGCTGGTTCATACGGGGCGATGTTCGCTGTAGACCGTAATAGCACCACACCATATCTTTCAGTTCGGTACAACGAAGGCAATTCATTCACAGCATGGCAAAGAATACGTGCTGGTTATGCGGACACCGCAGGTAATGTGACGGGCACAGTTGCTGTCGCCAACGGCGGCACAGGGGCTACAACCGCCGCCAATGCACTGACGAACCTTGGTGCTTATGCAGCAAGCAATCCCTCGGGATATGTCACCACTGCGGGTGCTCGTTCAGCGTTAAGTTTCACAGCAGGTAGTGGGGCATACAACTCCACCACTGGTGTCATGACCATCCCAACCAACACCAACCAGTTGACCAACGGTGCGGGATTTGTGACTTCCAGTGGGGTCACCTCTGTTGCCACTGGCACAGGCTTGACGGGCGGCACCATCACAAGCACTGGCACTATCTCACTGGCAAACACTGCGGTGACGGCTGGCTCATACACAAACGCCAGCATTACCGTAGATGCTCAAGGTAGGATAACGGCGGCATCAAGTGGGGCAAGTGGTGGAGTTACCTCATTCAGTGCTGGCACCACAGGCTTGACGCCAAGCAGTGGAACTACCGGCGCAGTCACTTTGGCAGGGACGCTTGCTGTCGCCAACGGGGGCACTGGCGCAACAACGGCATCGGCGGCAAGAACCAACTTGGGAATCAGTGACCCCATTGGAGTTGGTCAAACATGGCAAAACGTGACGGGGAGTCGTGCAAACGGTGGGACATACACCAACACAACTGGTCGCCCAATTGCGGTCGCTTTGAGTTGCTGGTCATCTAGTCAGTCGGGATATTTTTACATCAACGGTTCAAACGTCTATCTTGGTTTGGGACGCTCAACTTACTTTGATACGCTTCCTCTGTTTATGATTGTTCCAGCGGGAGCAACATATAGCACAAGCGGTCTTGACTACATTGGCTTGTGGATGGAATTGCGTTAAGGAGAACAAGATGGATATGGAATACTGGCAAAACAGTGAAGGTCAAGTGTACGGGTTTGATGTCTCAGACCCGTCACAAGTTGAGGCAATGAACCAGTTGCTTTCTACGGGCACATGGACAAATGTCACAGGCTCATGGCCGCCACCGCCACCGCCACCTACTGCGGAACAAAACAAACAAACGGCAGTCAATTTACTGTCGCAAACAGATTGGACAGCATTGCCCGATGTCTCTGACCCGCTCAAAAGCAACCCATACCTTGCAAACGCAAACGAATTCAATGACTACCGAAACGCCGTAAGGCAGTACGCCATCAATCCAGTTGCTGGAGAAATTGTGTGGCCTGTTCTGCCCACAGAGGATTGGCAACCAGCATAGAAAGGTAAGAGATGACGGACGAAGTACGGCTGTCCACTGCTGACAATTCACACATAGACAAACGCTTCGATGAGATTCTTTCGGAACTTCGGAAAATCCACGGGGCGTTTGCTCGCAATCCAGACGGCACAACCGACTTCGACGGGCATCGTAGGTATCACGAATCCATGATTGCGGCGGCTGAAGCACAGACGCAGTTCTGGAATGAATTGAAACTGGAGATAGCAAAGAAAGGCATCTGGGGTCTGCTGGTCATCATCTGCGGATTGGTGCTGGTGGGCATATCGGCAAAATTCGGACTTGGAGGTAAATGATGCTTTTGGAAACCATACTTGGGGCATTGGTGCCTGTAGCAGTCGAAGGCGGCAAGCAACTCATCACCAAGTGGGCGGGTGGCGTAAAGCCCACCACCATTGACGAGCAAATCAAACTGGAACAGGCTGACGTTGCTCGCATTGAAGCCATTGCCAAACTAGATACCCCAATCGGAACACCCAGCCAATGGGTCGTAGACCTTCGTGCTTCAGCCCGCTATATCGGTGCACTACTGGTGATAGGTGTCGGAGTTTCAACCCTGTATTACCCCGTTTCTGACGCAATACGCACCATTGCTTTGGAGGCGGCAAACATTGCGTTCGGCTTTCTCTTTGGCTCACGCATTGTGGCTGGGTGGGCAAAGAAATGACTTTCAAACTGTCGAAGCGAAGTCTTGACCGATTAGAGGGGGTTGATGCTCGGCTGGTTCAATGCGTCAAGCGTGCCATTGAGTTGACCTCAGTTGACTTTGCTGTGACGGAGGGACTGAGAACCAAAGAGCGGCAGATTGAACTATTCAACAAAGGTGCCAGCCAAGTTCGTGACGGCGGCACTCATGTGGAAGGCAAGGCGGTTGACTTAGTGGCATTCCTTGGAGGGCGTATCTCTTGGGAATTGAACCTGTACGACGACATTGCTCTGTCAATGGCAACTGCCGCCCGAGAAATCAAGTTGCCTCTGAGGTGGGGAGCCGCATGGAACATCCCCGACATCACTCAATGGAACGGGACAATGGAGGCGGCGATGCAGTACTACATCGACACACGGCGCAAACAGAACCAACGCCCGTTTATCGATGCTCCACACTTCGAGATAGCAGTTCGGTGACCTGTTCCAGCAGGTCTTCCTCAGTCAGCCCGTAGTGACGGGCAAAGGCTTTGCGCCCCATGCCATGCACACCTGAGTTGCCTCGGTGATGCTCGGGGCACAGTGGAATGACGGGGGCATCATCCCTGACCCCACCAAGACGGCGAATGTGGTGCACTTCAGCAGGGGTGCCACGATACCCAAGGTTGCGACACAAAATGCACCCAAGGTCAGCGACTTCCCCGTAGTGTTTGCGCATGGCGGCGTTCGACATGGTAGAACCACTTGAGAATGAGTTGCTCGAGATGAACCATCGTATCACCCTTGCGCTCCAGTGACCCGTCAGGCTTGAGCCATTCAATGCACGACACACTCATGCCAGCGTCAGTGTTGCCCGTGACAATCAGCACCACAAACTTCGGAGTGTTGGCAAGGGCACGGAGCAATATCCATTGCCCACCGCCAAAGTTTTCGTGAGGTCGCTTCCACTCACAAACCAGAAAGTGTCCCCGCCGCTCATATACCATGTCGAGGTTTGAGGGCAGGAACTTTGGATGGTCTGGAATCAACCCCGCCAAGTCTTGGAAATCCAAGTGCTTGGCATCGGGGTTGCGCATCATACGGTTGACTTCCCTTCTGCCCGTGCTGATGATTCCAGTGACCGCCACACCTCAATTTTGGCTTCTGCGGCAATCATTAACCATCGCAGTCGCTCGGCTTCGGCAACGGCTTGCTGGAGAGCCTCCAAGTGCTTTTTGTACTCAGGGTGAGAGTAGGCGAATGTCTCCTTGGCTGATTCTGTTTTTTCAGAGCAAGATGCCATAAGTGTGGCTTTGATGGTCTTTCGGTACTCCGTCATATAGACCACGTTTGCTTTGGCTAGTGCATATTCTTTTGCGTTGTCCCTGATGAAGTCAAGGGCACGAAAGGGGCTGATGTCTTGGTCTGGAGCATTCATTTTTGTTTCCTCCAAGATGCAAGCATCTGCCGCTTCTGCTGTGCGGCGCAACGGTTAATGTAGGCATGGAGCCGCTTGAGTGCTTCCTCTACCATTCGGTCGATATTCGTCATGGTCATAACTCCTGAATGGTGATTCGGTACTGCTTGCCAAAGCGGTCTTCGACATCAATGGTTTTGGTGGTGGACAAGAACTCATCGTAATGACCAAGGTCAAACTGCACCCTGCCAACAGATGCCAGAAGTTTCTGCCCTGCGGTGTCGAGGGTCTTGAGTTCAGTGCTTATGAGCCATGCGATGTAGTCGCAGTATGCAAGCCTGACGGGTTTCGAAGATAGCATGGGTTCTCCTTTTCGGTGGTGTTCAAAAGATGCTCTCGCAATCGCTGGAGTTCATTGATGCGGTAGCGGTATTCGGCAAGCGCCTCCTGCTTGTACCTAGTCCTCAGTTCGGTTATGCGGAGGTCGATAGTCGCCACGATGTCCATGGATTTTTCCTTGCATTGATTCACGGATTTTTGCCAAGCACTCTTTTGCCCTGCGACTGTTCTGCTCCAGTTCCTCTGCTGTCCACTTTCGTTCCAGCATGGGGGTTGCAGGGGCAGTCCAAGCATGACGCATGAGTTCCATAAACTGCGGCAAAGATGGCGGCTCTATTGGTAAGGCATCCAGAACCTTCTTGATGACATCGGGGCGGTCAACATACCCGCCCAACTTCTCAGCCCAATGGTTCATGGCATTGACCACGCCAGCATCATTGCCGTCAGGCAATACTTGCCCCGTTCTCCACATATTGAGGAACCGAGTGCCGTAGTGCCCTTGCATTGTGGCAAAGATTTTCTGCACCCAATGGTCAGGTAATCTTTTTGATGTCGAGGTCGATTGTTCGGTCATCGTGTAGTCTCCTTTCATCACCAAAAATTGCTCGGGCGGCGGCAATGTTCTTGTCCTGATATGCCGCAGGTTTATTCCTCAAGTGTTCGGCAATCCAATCTGCTTTGAACCCAACCCAACCCCGCTCACAGCAGATGCGAATTGCGTCTTCCAAAGGAATGCCAGCCTTGTTCGCTTCCCTGACCAACCCTTTGAGAGCGGTCTCCGTCATCTTGGCTTTCTTGGCTTTGCGAACTTCTAAGAAATCAGACCAGACAGATGCAGACACCCCGTCAGGGGCAACCACCGCAGGTGGCTTTGTATTTCTTGATTCATGATTCTTGATTGATGATTCATGATTCATGATTGGTTGAGCGTCAGTGGCACGGGCGTTGAACCGAGCCTGAGCGGATGCTTTGCCAGCCCGTGACGCTTGCTCATGCTTGGCGTGGTATCGGGCAATCTCAGAATCGCATCTCTTGTGCGTCCATGCACCAAGGGTGCCATCCATGGTGAAGAACTCGAGCATGATGCCCTTGCCCAATTCCTCAGGCACACGGCACTTGCGGAACACCATCGACAGGTCATCGTGCGGGATGGGTCGC